TTATGAAGGTGGAATTACAGATAAAAACAATGTAGTTACTGGTGGTAAAAACATTAAAGATTTTACTAAAAAAGAATTAATAGAAAAATTTTATCAAGATAGAATATGGAGTGAATATAATACAGCAGGTATTGCATTAGATGTGGGATTAGTTCTTGGCAAAGATGATGAATATAAAAAAGATTGGGCTGAAATAACACAAGTGTACGCAGACCTTCCTTGGTTTGGTAGTCAAACTATTGGATTTACAAAATGGGCTAAAGATTTTGTACCTGCTTTAGTTGCTGACCCTCTTAATTTATTTACATTTGGAACAGGAAGTACAATAGTTAGAGAAGCGGCTAAAACACCATTAAAAGGATTAGCAAAAAAAGAATTTCAAAAGTCTGCGGCTAAAGCGGCGGCATGGGACGTAGCAAAAAAAGAAGCGGCGTATGGTGCGGCTATAGGTGCAGGTGCAGACATGGCTAGACAAACTGCTGAGATAGATGCAGATTTAATGTCTGATTACAATATAACTAGAACATTACTTGCAGGTACTATTGGGGGTGCGGCTCAGGGTACTGTAGGTGCAGGTATGGGTTACTGGACAGGCAAAAGAAAAGCAGGTAAATTTTATGATAAAGGTGATGGATTTAAAGGTGACTATGATTTAGATTATGGAGTTGCTACGCCTGTTAATACAAAAATTAAAGAGCCAAAAAAAGTTACAATTAAGAAAACTCAAAAACCTGTAATAGAAAAGAAAATAAAAGAGATTAAAAGAAAAACACCTATTATTAATTTAGATAGAATTAGTAGTGATGAGTCTTTAACACCTGCTGTAAAAGAAGTAGTTAAAATTGTTAAAAGATTAAAAGATGAAAAGAAAGTTAGAGTAAATCAAAGAGTGGGTTTGTTTGACCAAATAGTAGAAAAAGGTAGTGCTATGGTCAAAGACAAAAAAGCAAGAATTAAACTACAAAATGAATTAAAAAACTTGGCAGAAAAAGCTCCTGAATTTGCACCTAAAATTTATGCAGGTAGAATTAACATTATTAATAAAAGTCAAGAAATAGTAGAAATTAAAAAGATAATGAATGAAGCAGTTGATGTTGATGAAAAACTTGCAGTTGCTAATGAGTTAGAAAAAAGTTTAAATGAAAATGCTTTATTAGTACAGAATCATATTAAAACAGTAGAAGGCGTGTCTGACGCATTAAACCAACAAAAAATAGTAGTTGGTTTAACAGAAGCAGATAAATTAAGATTTGAAGTTGATAGTATTATTAGTAAAGATTTACCTAAAATATTAGCAGAAACTAAAAAAATGACTCCTGCAAAGAAAATTAAAACTATAGAAAATTTAGCAGAGTTGACTGGTAATGATGAAGCTATGCGTAAAGTTATTAGAAAAGTAAACAGAAAAACGAAAGATAAAAAAGTTACAGTATTTGAAGCCTTAAATGAATATACAACAGCTAATCTGTTGGGAGACCCTACTACACATGAAGTAAACGTATTATCTACAATTATTAAATTTAATGGATTTGTAGCAGAAAATTACATTATGGGTTTACAAAGTTTAAAAAGAGGTGAAAGACAATTAGCTGTTGACCAAATAAGAATGGCTAATGATTTATTAGTAAGTCAATTTAGATTTTATCAAATAGCATTTAAAAAAGCACAACTTGCATGGAAAGCAAATAGAAGTGTAGGAGATACTTTAGAACATAGATTTGATGGTAAACAACAAAGAAACATGGAAACATTTTTCAAACAATTACAAGAGTCTGACAGTTCAATAAAACAAGGTATAGCTTTTATAGGCTCACCTATAGGTAAGTTGTCTTTCTTAACATTACGTGCTTTAGGTGCAGGTGACTCATTTACAAAAAACATATTTAATAGAGCGGCTAGAGTAGCAAATGTTAATCAAAGAATGAGAAAGTTTTATCCTGAGCTGTGGAAACAAAATACTAAAGTAAACAAAAGAAATATAGTTAAACTACAAGATAAAATAATATCTGTAAAAGAAAACATAAGATTTGAAAAAGCACAAGATAAAATTAATGTTAAAAAGTTAGATAAATTAAATAAATTATTAACAGACCTAGAATCACAAAAAGGTAAACAAACTACATTTGAAAAGAAATGGTCAGAAATGTATTATCAATATGAAGATGAGTTTGGTAATTTTAGACCTACTTCACAATTTAATAGTCTTGAAGTTAAATCATTAGACGACTTAACAAAATCAGTTGCTTATGACCCAACATTTGTTTCACAAGTAAACTCATTTACACAAAATTTAAGAAGTCCATTACTTGACGCTAATCAATTCTTTCCTGACCAAAAACAAAGTGCAGGTAACATAGGGCAGTTAGTATTAGACTTAGCAAATAAATATCCATTGATGAGAGTGTTTACAGGATTGCATTTTGTTAAAACGCCTATGAGTTTATTTAAAACTGCATGGCAAATGACACCAGTTCTTAATAAATATAATTTAGAATTTAAAGGAATGTTAAATGCGTCTGACCCTATTGTTAGACAAAAAGCAGAAGCTATCCAAAACTTAGGTAGAATAGTTTATGGTTTAGCTATATTGTCAGCATGGTCAGGTAAAGTTACAGGATTTAAAGAAAAAGATAGAAAACATAGATTTTCATATAAATACGAAGATGAAAATGGAGAAACAAAATATGTTTCTTTAAATAGAATGTACCCATTTTCTTTACCATTTGTATTTGCCGCCGCCGCAAAAGATGCTATGGAAGAAATGGCAGATATATTTAATGATGACGCAAATAGAGCAATTCAAAATAAAGTAACAGATTTCTTTCAACACGCTTTAGGCTCGTCATTTGCAATATGGTCTAACATGTTTGCTAGTCAATTAATGACACAAGACTTCTTTGAGTTTATGGCAATATTTAGTGAACCAGAAGCTAGTACAGAAGAAGGTGCTAAAAATGTTAGTAAGATAGAGAAACAGGCAAGTAGAACAGTTAGTAAAACTATACCATTAGCAACTACATGGAGATGGACTAATAAAGTATTTGGTGATGCAGAAACAGAATTAAATACTATGCTTGACCATATTACACAATCTTCTCCATTTGAATTATTAAAAATAATAGATGAAAAATATTTAAACAATTCGTTACCACCTACTTTAAATGGTGATGCGTTGTCTCCAAGAAGAGACCCATTAAAAAATATATATCCTAAACCTAAAGGTATATTGTTAGGTAATTTACAAGACATATTACCAGTAACTAGCCATTGGAGTTCTTCTATTGTAGATAGATTTGGTAAGAAAATTGAATTAAATTATAAAGCAAAATTAAGTTTATCAAACACTAATTTACAATGGGAAAGACCTTCATTTAGAATAGCCTTGGGTTTTGGTAACTCTTTTAATATGAAAGAACATTATGTAGAAAACATAACATGGAAAAAAGATATGTTTCACGACATAGAAAACAATAAACAATTAAAATTACCTGAAGGGACTACTTTGTATGAAGCTACTAATATTGTAGCTAGTCAAATTATATTAGGCGGAAAAACTTTAAATGAAAGATTTGCAGATGAGTTAAATAACCCAGAATCTAGGTACAATAAAAGATATTATAATAATCAAAGATTTGCAGGTAAATATGAAGGAGACCAATATTTACTAGAAATTATTAGAGAATATGAGTTAGAAGCTAGAAATTATGTTAAAGAATTTGCAGTTTTTAAAGCAGATAAACAAGACACAACTATATTTAAATTAGAAGAAAAATTAGGAAATATGGAGCTTGAAAGGGAGCTAAACATATTAAAACAATAAGTACCCCTTTTAGATAAAACAAATAAATTAAAGGAATTAAATGGCAAATAGTTTTGTAAGATATGTAGGTGACGGTAATACGTCAGCATATTCTATACCTTTTAGTTATAGAAGTACAGCAGACCTAACTGTTACACTAGCAGGGGTTGTTACTACAGCTTTTACACTAAATGCCGCAGGAACGACACTAACTTTTAGTTCGCCACCTGCTAACACTACAGCCATTGAGATTAGACGTAGAACATCACAAGGGTCTAAATTAGTAGACTATGCGTCTGGTTCGGTACTAACAGAGAACGATTTAGATACAGATAGTGAACAGGCGTTCTTTATGTCGCAGGAAGCGATTGATGATGCAGGTGACGTTATCAAAATTGACAATACTAATTTTCAATGGGACACACAAAATAAAAGATTAACAAATGTAGCAGACCCAGTAAATAATAATGATGCTGTAAACAAACAATTCATATCTACAAATTTACCAAACATAACTACAGTATCAGGCATAAGTGCAGACGTTACAACGGTTGCAGGTATTAGTGCTAATGTAACTACAGTTGCAAATGATGCTACAGATATAGGTTTAGTTGCTACTAACATAGCTGATGTATCAACAGTTGCTACAAACATTGCAGATGTTGTTACAGTAGCAAATGATTTAAACGAAGCTATTTCAGAAATAGAAACTGCGGCTAACGATTTAAACGAAGCAACTTCAGAAATAGATACTGTTTCAAATAATATAGCTAATGTTAATACAGTTGGTACAAATATTGCCAATGTAAATACTGTTGCAGGAAATAATACAAACGTAACAACAGTTGCTAGTAATAACGCTAACATATCGACAGTAGCAGGAATATCAGCTAACGTAACTTCAGTTGCAGGAATATCATCAGATGTAACAAGCGTTGCAAATGATGCTACAGATATAGGAACAGTTGCTACAGATATTGCTAATGTAAATACAGTTGCTACTAATGTTGCTAATGTAAACACAGTAGCAGGAAACAATGCTAATATTACAACAGTAGCAGGTAATGATGCTAACATCACGACTGTTGCAGGTAA